AGATCCATTTCTGTGGTGATGCATCGCAGTCTGACCTTATCAAAACCAATGAACGAAATGGTATTCTAGATTTTATGAAAATTATTCAAGCGATGCCTGAATTTGAAAGCGTCGAATTTGGCGTTGAAGATATCGTAAGATCTGGACTTGTCAAGAGTTACATTCTAAACAAAATTAATTTGGGTCTTTGATGTTTCAACATGTTGATATTGAGTTTCCTGCACTGAAACGGGAAACGATTGATGGAGTTCGTTATTACACCGTGGAAGGTAGACCGATGGTATCCATTACCTCGGTCACCTCCCATTTCAATAAAGAAGTCTTTGTAAAATGGCGAGCGAAGGTTGGTGAAGAAGAAGCGAACCGTATTTCTAAACGCTCAACAACCAGGGGAACTAAAACCCACGAACTTATTGAAAACTTTCTTTGGAATAAGGATGTTCCAGATACAGATCCTTTACCAAAAATGTTGTTTACTCAGGCGAAAAAAATCCTGGGGAATATAAATAATATTTACGCTCTTGAGAAATCTTTATACAGTAAAGAGCTAGGTGTCGCAGGAACAGTAGATTGTATTGCTGAGTACACAGGGGAGAATGGTATTCCAGAACTTGCAATTATCGACTTCAAGACTGCAGAAAAACCAAAACCAAAAGCATGGATTGAAAATTATTTTGTGCAAGCAGCAGCGTATGCGTGCATGTTCTATGAAATGACTAATATCCCAGTAAAGAAACTTGTCATTTTAATGACTTGTGAGAATGGGGAAGTTCAGGTTTACGAAGAGTACGATAAGAAACAGTACATGGAAAAACTAGTTACATACATTCAAAAATTTGTGGAGGATAAACTAAATGACTACAAAAAGTGAAATCAAATCTATCATCAAGAGCAAGTTTCTTTGTCAAGATAAATTTACTAATGATATTGAGAATATCGTAAAGGATAATTCTGGTATGAATTATATTGAAGCGATTTGTTTTTATTGTGAGCAAAATAATATTGAAATCGAATCTATTGTAAAACTGATTTCAAAACCACTCAAAGAAAAATTGAAGTGGAATGCAACCAACCTAAATTATTTGAAGAGAACTTCTAAAGCGAAATTTTTTATCTAATGGACAAAGAACTGAAAGCAAAAGTTGAATACATTAGAAGTCTGAAAGGATTTTGGGTCGATAACTTTAAAGAGGTAACTGCTGAGCAAATTGCAGACCTTGAAAAAGAAAGACCCACCACAAGACTTCTTAGTATTCATACTATAAATGGATGCAATCTTTCATGTAGAGGATGTAATCATAATAGCAGTTTGCTTTCAGGAAAAAGTTCTGTAGATATTGATCAATTAATAGAGGATATAGAAAATATTCTTCCTAAAATTTATGTTTGGAGTCACGTCAGTATCATTGGTGGTGAACCATTATTAGAACCCAGAACAAAAGAAGTAACTCGGATCGTTAGAGAGCTTTGTTATGGAGAGCGTGGATTACAACCATGTAATGTAAAATTATTCAGTAATGGATCTAGACTTCTTCAAGAAAAAGAATGGATTGCTGATGAAATGTTAAAAGGTGTTATTTTTAGACTTACATTTCATCGTCCACCATACACTCAATCAGGTAAGAAGGATTGGGAGAATGGATATGAGTTCACTCAATATCTAATTGAACGTGAAGTTGATATTGATAATACGTTTGAGTTGAGTGAAGCATATTTAGAACCAAATAATAAACCAAGAACATGGTTTGATTTAGTAAAATATCAGTTCAATGATGATGAAACAATAAAATATTATCCACATGACGATGGTGATCCAGCATCTAGTTTTAAACATTGTAGTTGTGCTAATTCTCAGTTATATAATGGACATTTATGGAAGTGTCCTATGGTAGCATATCTAAGAGAATCTTTAGCAGCTACAGATCAATTAGAAGATCCTGAGTGGCAGAAATATCTTGAATATAAACCAACCAGCATCGATGACACTGAGCAAGCACTTAGAAGTTCATTCAAAGAAGTTGTAGAACCTGGTTGGATCTGTAACATGTGTCCAAGCAGACCAAAAGTTGAATATGTTGCTAAAATACAATTAAAAGGACAGAAGAAGACAGTTGAAATGTTTAACCCCAAAAATTATGAACCCATTTGATACTTATAAACAGTATCTTGCATTCAAACAGCATTTCACAAGGAAAAATTATGATTACTTTAGATATGCTGGCAAATCTAGAGCAAGTTTGAATTCCTTTTATAAAAGAAAGGACAGATACTTCTTTGAAAAGATGTCAAGGAAGTATAATGATGATGAGATCAAAGCATTCTTTGTTGCTAACTTTGTAGCATGTGACAATCCAGATGCCTTATGGATTGGTGAGATCATTCGATCAGGTGAGACTGTTTATTCTTCTTGGCAAGGAAGGCAGCAGAGCTTGTTCTATCAGTTCAAGCAACACACAGAAGATTTGTTGTCTGAATACAACCTGGAGCAGTTATTTGATGCTTCAAGACAACATCCACCAGTTCTCAAAAATTTCCTGAGCGGGAATATTAGTATCGAAACCCTTACCATCTATGATAAAATATTCCTATTCGGCAATAATCTTGATAAGAAATTGACTGATCCAATTTGGGAAGCGATCAGTCTAAAATTAAAGAAGTACGCACCATTTCTAAATATTGATACCCGTAAGTATAAAGAATACTTGAGGGAGCGACTATCGGAGAAGACGGATGGGTAAATTTTTTCAATCTGAGATTATCCGTGAGGAGATGGAAAGCATCTTCAAAATTCAAAAGGAATTATATGAAGTCATTATTCAGTTTAGTTCATTCAACGACAAAGAAAAGAATGAACATATTGAAAAATTAAAGACACTATTAGATAAACAAGAAGTCATGTGGACAAGACTTTCATTGTCTGATGATCCAGAAGCATTGGAAATGAAAGAGAAAATCAAGATCACATCAGCAGCAATGGGTTTCAAAGATGTTGATATGTCGATCATCTTCAATAACATGAGAAGAACTCTTGAAGGATTACAAAAACGCCTTGACACCCCATAAATAGCGTGTTATGATGTAACAGGTGATCAATCCACCCAATCCAACGAATACAAAAAATCCCATGTCTTTCGCAGATCTAAAGAAACAGTCTCGCCTTGGCAGTTTGACTTCTAAACTGACAACTGAGATCGAAAAAATGAATAAGAGCACTACTGGTGGTGCTGATGATCGTATTTGGAAACCAGAAGTTGATAAAGCAGGTAACGGTTATGCAGTGATCCGTTTTCTACCTGCACCACAAGGTGAAGAACTGCCTTGGGCAAAAGTGTGGTCTCATGCTTTCCAAGGTCCAGGAGGTTGGTATATTGAGAACAGTCTGACCACGCTTGGTGGTAAAGATCCTGTTTCGGAGCACAATCGCATTCTCTGGAACAGTGGTAGTGAAGCAGATAAAGAACAAGCACGTAAGCAGAAGCGTAAACTGACTTACATCAGCAACATCTATGTTGTAAAGGATCCTGCTAATCCTCAGAACGAGGGTAAGGTGTTTCTATTCAAGTTTGGTAAGAAGATCTTTGATAAGATCACTGCCGCTATGCAACCTGAGTATGAAGATGAGCAAGCGATTGATCCGTTTGACTTCTGGCAAGGTGCAAACTTCAAGATGAAGATCAAGAACGTTGCTGGTTATCGTAACTACGACAGTTCTGAGTTTGCAAAACCTGAACCGCTTCTGGATGATGATGATGCACTGGAAGCAATCTGGAAGAAGCAGTATTCTCTTGAAGAGTTTACTCGTCCTGATCAGTTCAAGACTTACGAAGAACTGGAAAAGCGTATGAACAGTGTTCTAAATCCTAACGCTTCCAGTCGTCGTGTTGATCCTGATACGTTCGATGAGGAAGAGGAGATTGTGATGAAGTCTCGTCAACAGATCAAGGAAGAAGAGCGTGTTGTGAAGTCTTCTCCTGCTCCTGCAGCAGATGATGATGACGATGATGCACTGTCATACTTCCAGCGACTTGCTGAAGAGTGATTTGAAAATCACTTTTTAATTACAAAAAAAGCGGGAAAAAAATTCCGCCAAAAAATTGCCAAATAGGTTTTTCGGGAGTTAACGTGGGGATAAAATCCTCAAGTTATCTCCTTTTTTTGTACGCCTATCAATAAACTGGGAACTATCAGTATAAGTCATGATTTCACGCATGTCATCAATTACGGTTTGAATGTAATTTTGTCTTAAAACGTAAATTGTGCGTTTTTCGTCATTTTTTAGAACTTCGTAATCGTAGTTACTGACTGAAGTTACGATATTTGCCCCAGAAAGCACTTTATAGGTGCCAAAGTTGGAATACTTAAACTGGAAGTTTGCATCAACAACTAATCCTGCCTGTAAAAGTAGATTTCCTTCACTATCACGAACTTCTTTGGTTTCGTAATGATGGATTTCTTGCAAACGCTCAGATCCATACTTATCTAATAGATAATTATTCAAATCTGATTGTGACATTGGCCATTCTTCTCTAACATTGATAATATTGTTAGAAATTAGAATAACCCAGTCTAACTGTGAACTACCATATAATTGTTGTGCCACATTGTCTGGACGATTATCTCCAACAATAGCATATTGATCAAATACTACCGCATTTTGGAAAAAATCATCTCTTATTTTAGCACGTTTGAAGAGATTTTTTACACGAACATAATCGTAACTTGAATTACGATTGTCTGAGAATGATGGTAATAGTAGATCTGGGAATAAGTCGAAATATGCCATTTTAGAAACCTATATCGTCGTATCTAAATTGTCCAAATTCAGGAACTTGAGCAGATGGTCCAAAAGCATCAGCAAGGCTAGGATCAATACTACGTGGATCATCTGGAGTATAATAATCTTGTTCAAAGATAGGTGTTAATTCAGTAAATGATAATGTCATATTTGTCCTAACTGGCATTGAAGTTACGTTTGGATCATCATATGACTGATACACACCTTCAGGAGTGAAATTTAAGTCACATGCAGTCAATGCACAAATTTTGAACCTATTTAGACCGTCTATAATATTATTACTATTGCCTCGATATGAAATTCTAAAAACATTTGGTGATGCAAGAAAAATCGTATTATTATTTGCTAGTCTTTTTGCTGCCATTCCCTGCCTAAAAAATCTCATTACACGTCTTGCTGCTTGAGCATCATTTACTCCGATTGGAGCAAATTCAAAGGTAAATGCAAATGATCTTAGTTTAGGTCCATTGAATAATAATTCAAGGTTTGGATTAATCGTTGTTCCTGTTCCTCTTGCAATGAATTGTGCAGGATCTACATTGATACCAAATTTTCCAAGACCATATTGTGCAATGAATGATGACAATAATAATGCAGCAGGTGCATTTCCACCAAATGATCCATTACCTATTTTTGAAAGAAAATCTGCGGTTCCAGTTCCTAGATTTACAAGAGCACCGCCGATATTTCCTTGACTTATCGCTGTATTTACTGTTCCCAAGGCTCCAAAAAATGCAGCAGCTTCCACTGGATTAGCACGATCTTCACCCCAAGATACGCCATTAGAAATAGCTAATTGATTTGGGATTGGTAGTTTTACAAGTCCGATAAATTGTTTTATATTAGAATTTCTTCTTAAACCTCCAGTGATTATATCAAATGGACTAGCCGTTCCTCCACCACCAAGAGGAAAAAGACTTTCTTGTGGTGCTCTATATTGGAATTGTTCTATAAGAACATGATCCTGTGTATTATCATATGATGCGTCTACTGGATACGATATAATTAACGGTTCAGTGCTTCCAGGGGGTAGTAGTGATTTTATTGTTTTCTTAGCATTATTTTCAAATTCTTCATTAAGATCTTGTATTAATCCATCAGTGTTTATAGGTTCTACTGGCACGGGAGGTTGCCAATCGGCTGGTAGTGTTACGGGTTGGGGATTATCTGGATCTTTTTGTGCTGGAGTTTTGTCCCAAGATGCAGATTGTCCTGATCGATCAGCAGCAGCCTTTCCTAAATTAGTTCTACCTTGAGCATTCATTTGCCCCTTTAAGTCTGAAATACTGGCAAAAATTCCTGCTTGAAATTGTGGAGTTTGTACCAACCTATCAAAATCAGATCTTCCAGGTTGAGTATATTCCCAGGGAAAATTGCCCCAATTGATTGAGATTGGTTTTAGAAAATCCCCATTTGCAGTATCTATGCTATATTGTCCATTATATGTTCTATCTCCTGCAATGGTGAAGGTGAATGATCTATAAACAGCTCCTCCTCTTAGAGCTGGATTTGCCCTATTTTTCTTTGCTGCCATCAGATTATACCTCTTGGATCAACAGGAACTTCTGCACCACGAAAACTTCTAACAAATTCTTCAGCAGATAGTAGTGATGCAGATTGCCATTCTTCCATTGCTATGTCTATGAAGTTACTTTCTACTTCTGATTTCAAGTATTTATGGAACCCAGTGCTGCCAAATAAAAATTCTTCCCAATTCTGCACGCCACTTGATTGTGCTTCTTGAAGCATATTTACTACATCCATCCTTTGACCTTTCGGATAGTAATGTAAGTTCATTCCATAGAATACTTCATTCAAATCAAGAACAATAAAGCAAAGGGGATTTTTATCATAAAACCGTTTTTCTGATGTTACTGCTCGATAGCGAAATAACATTAGATGTCCGACTACTGGAATACTCGTAATTTTTGATTGTGGAAATTGAGACTTATACTCCAAGATCGTGCTCCGTTAGGATTTTGAATTCCCACTTTCGATCATTACAATATTCTTTTGCTGCCTCCCACTTTGCCATATTTTTGGCATATTCATAAACCTCAGAAAGATACTTTTTAGTTTTTGACTTTTGAGGTTTTGGACCTGCAACTTGTCTTGCTGGTTTTATTTCAATCAAACTTTCTAAAATTTTTCCAGAAGTATTGGTATATTTGATATAAAAATCTGGAAAGTATTTGTGATATCGATTATCGACAGGTGATTTATAAGGTATCCAAAGTTCTTCTGATGCCCACTTTAAAATATTTTCGTTCTTATCACAATAGTTCATGAATTTCAATTCCCACAAAGACCTATAAATGATATTTGTAGGATCGCCCTTGTATTTTTTTGGATTGGAAGGTCGAAACTTTCCCTTATAACTCATACATAGTATATAAACGTCTTCTATTTAGATGAGTAGGGAAAGTAATTCGCAGGCATTGACCAACAGGCTTTATCTACCAACATACGAACTTTATAAAAGTAGCACAGATAAAACTGGTTCTGGTATTGTTCCTGCATTCAATAATCTTTATGATGTGTGGATAGACTTCAATAGTACAGTAGCACAAGGTGGCAATAGTCTGATTGGATTTATCAACCAGCATGGATTTTATGATAGTAGAAAAAACGAAAATCCAGGCAATTTTCTAGCATTATTCTGCTCAGAGGCAGTTTTACCAGGATCACAAATTCAAACATCACAAGTTGACGGACTAAGACAAGGTGTATCCTCAAGCTATGCCGTCTATAGAAGATATCCAGATATTACATTGACTTATTATTCTCAAAAAGATTATTATACTAATGAAGTATTCAATGCTTGGATGGAATACATTTCACCAACATACTTATCAACTGGTGGACATGGCACAAGTACAGATCAAAGAAAAAATGATGTTGGATCCTACAGAAAACTAAAATATCCACTTAGTTATAAGTGTGATATACAGATCACCGCATTTAGTGGGGATATTTTGCCAGAACAATCTAGATTGAGATCTTCTGATAGTGCTAGAAGTTCTGCTAGATTGTCTAACAGTATTACATATCATATAATGGACGCTTTTCCAGTCAATATTGTCGCAGCACCATTAGCATATGGTGATGCAGAGTTGATCAAAACTGCAGTCACTTTCAAATACGATTATTATTATACTGATAGAACTTCTAGAAGCTTTGATAAAGATATTCTTCAAAAATCTGATAGTAAAGGTAACGTCAGAAATCCATTCTAAATAAAGACAATGATGTGAATTTTTATGCCATTACCTAAGGTTGTCACTCCTACATTTGAACTAGATCTTATTTCGACTGGTAAATCAATTAAATATCGTCCATTTCTTGTAAAGGAAGAGAAAGTACTTCTGATTGCACTTGAGAGTGGTAATGACAAGGATATTTTGAACGCTGTAAAAGATGTTCTAAAATCCTGTGTTCTTACTCGTGGTATCAAGGTTGAGGATCTTCCTAGTTTTGAACTTGAATATTTGTTCTTGAATATTCGTAGTAAGTCTGTAGGTGAAAGTGTAGAACTTTTAGTTACCTGCACTGATGATGGAGAAACTCAAGTTCCATTGGTAGTCAAAATCAACGAGGTAAAACTTGTTGTTCCTGAAGGACATACTGATATTATTGATCTTGGTGGTGGACTGAGCATGAAGATGAAATATCCTTCTATGCAACAGTTTGTTGAAAACAATTTTTCTGTTACTAAATCGGGAACCAATAAAGATAAGATTGATAGAGCATTCAAATCTGTGATCTCATGTATTGAGCAGTTATACAATGAAGATGAAGCATGGTCACATTCTGATTATACTGAAAAGGAATGGATTGAATTCCTTGAGCAATTAGATAGTTCTCAATTCCAACAAGTTGAGAAGTTCTTTGAGACGATGCCAAAGTTATCATATTCAACAAAGGTAACCAATCCAAATACCAATATTGACACTGAGGTTCTAATTGAGGGTTTGACAAATTTTTTCGCGTAATGTTATATCATACAGATATGACTTCATATTATGAAGACAACTTTGCTTTGATGCAACATCATAAATGGAGTTTATCTGAACTTGACGATTTGATGCCTTGGGAAAAGGAAACTTATATCAAATACCTAGAGAATTATTTGGAGAAAAGAAAATTAGAGGCAGCACAAGCAGCAAATGCAATCAGTTGAGCCACAAAATCAAATCCTTCCTGGTATCGTAAACGTAGAGAAGAAGGCAGCTTCAATCACACCTCTACGTCGTAGGATGGGATTGGCTTATGATAAGTTGCTTATGGAAGCGGAGGATAGAGAAGGATCTCTTTCTCCAAAGACAATCAGAACTTTAGGTAAATTAGTATTAGAATTTGAGCAAGTCAATACAAACCTTGCACAGATCCAAGCAGAGATTAGACAAGATATTCGTGACAAGAAGAAATATTTTGACGAAGAGAAGAAGTTATATAAAAAAGAAGAAGAAAATCTAACCAGTTTACGTGGATCATTTTTTGATCTTAGATCTAAGTTTGCTGGATTATCTGCAGTTCTTGCTGGTAAGGCACTTCTAGAAGGTCGATTTGGTGATGCTGCTGCTAATGCTGGGTTTGCAGTTACTGCAATGCTCCCAGAGATCGTTAATATCGCCTCTGGACTGGTTCTAACAAGAATGGCACTTGGTGGTGCAGGACGTGCTGCAGCAGGTGCTACAGTCGCTCGTGGACCTGGTATGAGGATGCCTGGCATGGGTGGACTAGGGATGCTAGGACTTGCTGCTGCAGTCCCGCTGACAATGGGTGCTGCGGATGTAAGAAGGCAGGAACTTATAAAGAGACAAACTGGATCTGCAGGTATTAGTCCAGATGATGTAGATAGATTTCAAGCAACTGTAACGCGATTTGATGCAATCTTATCCCAAAAAGGTGGTGGTGGAAAAGCAGCAGAGCAACCAAAGGTTGCAGTTGAAGATTTAATGGAAGAGATGAAAAAAGATAAAAAAAATGAAAAAACTAAAAATTTACCAAGGAGTGCTGAAGGAGTAACAATTCAAGATGAACAGCAAGCACTTAAAGAACTTGGTGTAAATCAGCAGCAATACAACGCTTTCAAACAGGGTGTAGCAGATATTGAAGGTGCAAGATATAATCAAATGGGTGGTGCTGGTGGAAGATATGCTGGAAGATATCAAATGGGACCAGGTGAAATCAAGGCATCTTCTGCGATCATGGGAATTCCAGCACCAACTCAAGAAGAATATTTGAGTAATCCAGAATTACAAGAACGAATTTATATGGGTAGGACCATATACATGCATAGAAGAATGATGGATTTATCTCCCAAGTATAGAAGAATGTCAGCCACTGACAGATTAAGAATGCTCGGAGGTGGACAACTTGGGGAAGGAAGTCTTTCAGATTTTATAGAAAGAGGACAAGTAACTCGTGATAGTAATAATGTTGAAATTCAAAGATGGATAAGATCTGTTGATCGTAGATTGAAAGAAGCAGAGCAATCACAAACCATCCCAAAACCAAAACCAAGATCTAAAGTAGATATAATCAAAGGCGATGAACAAAGTTCAACTGGTATGCCTGCAAGTTCTGATGTTGCAGTGCTAACACTTCCTGGTAAGCAAACAGTTGCTAAACCACAAGGACCTAAATCTGCTCCAGCATCTAGTGAAGTTGCATTTAATACTACTTTTGAAAGTGTCGATAGATTTACTTCTAATCTCATTCTAGGAGTATACGGAGCATGAACTTAGAAAGAGTATTAGAAGCTGCTTCGTCTGCTACTAAAAATAGTGTCAATCTAGAAAAACTATTTGCAAAATCTGTTGCAACTACCAATGAAGTTGAAGCACAACGTCTTCGTGCTAGAACACAACTTCTAGAAGTAAGGAAAAAAACTTATACTGCAATTCAGCAGTCACAGCAAGAACAAGAGAAGAAAGACGGAATATTAGAAAAAGTTCTTGGTACGCTCGGATTAGCAGGACTAGCAAAAGGTCTAAAAGGTGCTAAACCACCTGTAGGAGTATCACCGAAACCTAGAGTAGGTGGACCTAGAATTGGTCGTGGTATTGCTGGAGTAAATGTATTATTTGGCGGTATTGACTTCATGCAACGTCGATCTGCAGGACAATCTAACCTACAAGCAGGTATCGGTGCTGGAGCTGGAGTTGCTGGTGGTATTGCTGGTGCTACCTTAGGAGCAAAGATTGGTGCTGGTTTAGGTACATTAGTTGCTCCTGGAGTAGGAACACTAATTGGCGGTGGTATAGGATCGCTTGTGGGTGGTGGTATAGGTGCATTTGCTGGCGGTGGTATTGCAGATCGTGTAACTGGTGCTGATGCTGGAGAACAAGAAATAGAACGAAGGGTACAAGAAGAAGAGAAAAGAACCAGTTTATTAATTACAAAAACACCGTTCTCTGGTGCATTAGATACGTTTGATGCTGCTTTAGATAAACTTGCATCATTCCCTGGCGGTATTTGTGCATGTGCTGGTAGAGAACCACCAGCAGAAATGCCTAGAATACAAAGAACAAAGGATCAAATACGGGAAGCATTTGAAAAGGGATACAGTAAGGGAGTTAATGAAGGTAGAGTGCAAGGTGGTGCGGCAGGATTTGTAGCTGGTGTTGCTGTTATTGGTGGTGCATTATTTTTAACCCGAGGAAAGGGTGGAGCAATATTACAAAGACTTGGATTAGTAGAAGATCTCATACCAAAACCAAAAGTACCAGCTGCACCAAGGACAGATCCTAATAAGGTCAACGTTTTACCTAAAGAAGAAGTATTACCACCAACTCCTGCACCATCAAAACCAACTACTCAAAGGATTATGGAATCTGTCTTTGGAGAAACTCCTGCTCCTAGACATACTCCAAAAATACCTAGAGACCCTAAGACAGGAAAACCAAAAGAAATGGTTCAGGAAGTTGTTGATGCTCCAGAAGCAAAATATTTTGTTAGAAGATCTGCTTCTAAAGCAGAAAAACAAACGCCAGAGGAATTTTTCCAAAAAGGAGAAATGAAAGGTATCAGAAAACGAGACAGGGGATTAGAAAGAATACGAGAAACTTTATCCCCAGAAGAACCAGTTTCTCCTGTTGGACCTCAAAGTAGTCTTGGTGGACAAAATATCATTGCATTAGCAGAACCAAACACCACGATTGTCCCTGTTCCTGTAGGTGGTGGAACGCAAATCATTGGTGGTGGTGGAGCATCGCCATACCAGGCTGCTGCTAAATATGCTCAGATGATGTCACAGATAACAGTATAATGTCCAATTTTCTAAAAGGACATAAAGTAACAGAACTTCTAATTGCTTCTCCAAAAGGCGATAGATTTGAAGATGTTCGTTTACAGTCTGGTCTCATCAGTTACTATGAAGATGTTACAGATAGTTCAATCCACCTTGAGATTGATATCCTAGACACCAGTGGTAAGTTAGCAAAACTTCCTGTAAGAAGTGGTGCGGTTGTATATCTAACAATCACACATCCTTCAGGAGAAATGAGATTTGATCAAAACAATCCGTTAGTCATCAGCAATATCAAAACAGGAACAGCAACAGCAAAACGAGAAGTTTATACTCTAATCTTAGAAACACAAGGATCATTCAGCAATCATACAACTCGATTATATCGCAAATACACAGGCAAACTTGATACAATCATAAGAAAGATCTTAGAAAAAGATCTTCGTATCAATCCATCAAGAATAAGAAGACTTGAAGAGACTTCAAATACTTATAGTTTTATGGGAAACTATAAGAAACCTTTATTTACTTGCACTTGGTTATGTCCAAAATCTATTCCGCTAGTTAATAATGGAAAGAATTCTGGAACTGCAGGATACTTTTTCTATGAAGCATTAGACGGATATTACTTCAGAAGTGTTGATAATATTTTCAATGAAGCAAAGAAGAATAAAGATAGAATTCTCAAGTACAATTATCATGAGACTGTTGACGCACTAAGTCCAGACAACAATTACAAACTTGTTTCGCCTCCAGTTTGGAAAGAAAGTCATGATATCCTAGAAAAACTAAGACTAGGCATGTACAGATCTTCTAATTGGTTCTATAATATTATTACAAGATCGCCAGACTTTCAAGATTATTACTTTGGTCAAAGCATCAACAAACAACTAACGTTATCGAATGAAGTTGAGAATATTCCTAATAAGATCGATACTTATCCATCGAGAATTATTATGGGAGTAATCGACACAGGAACGCTATCTACGAAGGGTGAATTAGATACACCACAATATCAACCACTGTTCCAATCGCAAGGAATTGCAAGATATGCATCACTGTTCTCTCAAACATTGTCAATAACGGTGCCAATGAATTTTAATTTAAGAGTTGGGGAAGTAATATTCTGCAACTTTTCTAAGATAAATAAGCAAGAATCTGATTTTGGTTCCGATCCTAGTTCGGGATATTATATGATCAAGTCGTTGGCACATAAGTTTTCTTCAAAGGGCGATTTTACTGGATTGACTTTAGTAAGAGATTCCTACGCACAACTAACATGAAAACCATCGAAGACCACATCGAAAAGGATGCTACAGATCTTTATGATCCTGGTATTTCTTCACAGCGTCGTCGTTTTCTAGAACAGGAACTAGAAGACTTAAAAATCTATCAAGCAAATCATCCTGGGGATCATCATGATCCAACTCCTTTTGAAATTTATTGTGATCAAAATCCTAATGCACTTGAGTGTAGAATTTACGAAAACTGATGCTGGAGCAACGCCTATCTAAGATCAACTTTATCGGAGAAGATGGATTTCATTGGTTCATCGGACAGGTAACTGCTGATCCAAGTTGGCGAGAATTTAGCACTAAGTATGGTTATCGTGCAAAGGTTAGGATCTTAGGTCGTCATCCAGCATCCAATGAAGTTCCTGATAGTGAATTGCCTTGGGCACATTTCCTAGTACCACCATCGCTGGGAGCAGGTAAGAATTTTGGTGGTACTAGTTTTTCATTGCAAGGTGGTGAAACTGTCTTAGGATTTTTCCTAGACGGTGATGATATGCAGCAGCCCATTATTTTGGGTGCATTGTTTAGTGGAGAAGCAGAAAAAAATCTTGTTGCATGGCAAACTGCAGTCGATAAAGGAACTAGCGGTTTCAAACCAATTGATTTCAATAGACAATTAAAATATTCAACTGCAGTAAAACCTGCTACTGGAGGATCTCCAACAGGTAATGGAGTTCCTGGGCAAGGTAAAACTGCAGATGGAAAACAAAGTGTTCAGGGAAAAGCAAATAACGACGCAAAGAAAAAAGTTGTAGGACGTGCTAAAAAATGTAAAGATGGTAAAGGCTTCATGTGGGAAGTCGCACGTTCATTAGCAACATTTATTGAAGTTGTTAAAGATTTAAGAGCATTCAAGGATGGATACCTTGATCCTGTTTTAAATGAAATTGCTGATATCCCAGCATTGATCAATCAAACTGCAGATTTAATTGCGGGAGCATTTTCAGAATTAGTCAGGCAAGCACGAAAGTATTTGTTTAGAAAAATCTTTAATGGCGTAAAAAATCTTTTAAACTTTATTTTCCCAGAAAGTTTCTTAAAAGATATTGCTATTAAGAAATCGATGGACACAATCTATTGTGTCATTGAAAATATTATCAAAGGTCTTAAAAAATTCATTGGCGATTTCTTGATGCAGATGATTGGTAAGATCATCAATATTCCATTATGTGCTGCTGAGCAATTTGTTGCAGGATTGATCTCAGAGGTTGGAGAATTGGTTCAAGAAGCAATCGGTCCTGCCATGAGTGCTATTGAACAGATTTTGGGACCGATTGGATCATTCATGGGATATATTGATCAAGCAATCAACTATGTTCAAGTTGGTCTAAACTTCCTTAAGTGTGAAGGTGATATATGTGAACCACAACCATATAATTGGGCAGTCAATTTTGGTCCAGTGCCACAAGAAACTGCAGACTTTAAGAGAACAATCAATCTTTCTAAGTATATCAGCAATCTCAATAAAAATACTAAAAACACAATTGGAGGATGGTTTCCTAAAGATACAAATTCTGCTGATGATGAGGTTGTTGAAGGTTTAGTTGGTGGTTGTGATCCATATAATATTACGTGTGGTCCGCCAAATGTCCTCATTTTTGGTGGCGGTGGATCTGGAGCAGCAGCTAGAGCAGTTGTAAACAGTCTTGGACAAGTTGTTGGTGTTAATATGACTGATGTTGGATTTGGTTATGATAGTTCACCATACGTTCAGTTCATTGACCCTTGTGATAGTGGATATGGTGCTACTGGACAAGCAATCGTTCAAAATGGACAAGTCACTAATATTGTAATGCTTGAACCTGGTGGTGGATATATTCCAACATCAGAAGTTACACCAGATAGTCAGGGTGAAGATGTTGTGGGACAACTCTTTGGTGTTAGAATTGTCAATACTGGTATTGGTTATTCCTCTGATGATATGATTGAAAGTGAATGTGGTGTTCTCAAACCAGTTTTAGATGATGAAGGAAGAGTTGTTGGTGCAGATATTATTTCGTCTGAACTTGGATGCACAACGCTTCCTAACCTAGCAATAAATAGTGCAACTGGTGTTGGTGCAATCATCAGACCTGTTATGAAATATACTAGAAGAAGTGAAATCAAAGTTGACATTCCACCAGAAAAAGTTCTTCGTGTTGTAGACTGCGTGAGTAGATAAATGAATAGTTGCCCTCCCATCAATATTCATAATCCAGAAGCAGGATTTTTAGAAATTGGTGAAGAAACTGATGATAAGATTTTAAGAAAGCATCACGTTCAACTTGGCGGTGGATCTGGAGCAGCATTACACATTTACAAAGATGGTGGATGGTGCTTATGGGCTAAGTCAAACGAAAAAGGATCTTCTCTAATTCAAGAAGGATCTGGTCCAATCAATATTACTTCAGATGGAGATGTTAATATTGAAGCAAAAGGCGACATCTCCATGAAGGCTAGGAATATCATTATGCAAACAACATCATCAGATGGTGATGTTGTTATAAATTCAAAGCGTAACATAAGACTTGATGCTGACAACAACGTTACGATACTTGGTACAAACGTAACAACCAAAGCATTTTATACTATGCTTAATGTTTCTGACGGGTGGAATATTGTTTCTGGAAATCCTGTTTTCTTGCATGAAAGAAAAACAAAACTTATTCCAACCTCAGTTGCAGATATTGTAAATACATTACTAGAAGAAACTATTGTAGGAGAATAGTATGGCAATCGCAGGCGAACTTTCAGCAGGAAAACTTTATGTTGGACCAGAAATACCAGCAAGATTAGATCAATCTGCCTTGACATTGGATGATGATGCTAATCCATTTTCAGGTACATTAGCTGTATGTGGTCCTGCATTTTTTGGTGCTCCAACTAATATTGGATTTGCTCGTGCAGCAGTCAATATTGGACCTGCTATTGCTCCATTTGCACCAGGAATTCCTAGCTTAGGATTAGACGTTACTGCAGGAACTCAGCACACTGGTTATATGAATAACCTTGGTTTGAGTAACTTCTTTGGTATGTCAAACAAACTTGGTATCTTGAACAAAATTGGTATCAACAACGCACTTGGCTTATCGAACAGAACAGGGTATAATGTAGCAGTAGGTGGTGAAACAAACACTCAACCAACTCAAGAAGATACTTGTGTTGCTAAAACTTCTGCAGCACCACTTTATACACATTATGGGAATATGCATGTGAACGGATCATTTTCAGCAAATAGCAAAGCATTTGAGATTGAACATCCTTCCAAACCAGGTAAGAAATTATATCATGGATCTCTTGAAGGACCAGAACACGGTGTTTATGTGCGTGGTCGTGTAACGACTGATGGTATTATTGAACTTCCAGATTATTGGAAAGATCTTGTAGATCCTGAAACAATCACTGTTCAATTAACTCCGCATCGTTTTTATCAAGAACTTTTCGTTGATCATATTGAATGGGGAATTAGGGTTGTAATTCGTAATTCTAGTGGTGGTGCAATTGATGCTTACTATCTGGTTCAAGCAGAACGCAAGGACATCGAAAAACTACAAGTCGAGGGTTGACATGCTCAGGGCTCCATGCTATGATGGAACCTGATGAGCAAACACTATGGATCTTCACCTGACTGACGAATTTATCGAAAGTGTTAAGATAAATATTAGTAACAGGACGTTTTATCTTCACGGCACTGACGGATCCTATGAAGAAGTGCGTTGCGAAACACCAGATCAATTCTTGAGTGTGCTAGAGTTTACTAAGACACATTCAACAGGAGTACGTATCGAGTATGTCTCAGATTAGATGCCCTATGTGTGGTCATCTATGTAATGGTAAAATTGATTTTGGGTCACACATTAAAAGATGTCAAGAAGCAGACACCAAATTCAAATTCAATCCAAGAAAAAATTCTAAACCAAGACCAAAGCATTGAGTACGTGGGACCGTTGCTTATTGGTTAAAGCCGTCGCCTTATAAGCGGCAGAACCGAGTTCAATTCTCGGCGGTCCTACCATGGGAGCGTGGTGAAACTGGTAAACACAACAGACTTAAAATCTGTCGGACATAAAGTCCTTGTCGGTTCGATTCCGACCGTTCCTATTATCTAAATAAAAAAGAGTTATAAACGTAAAATGTTATATAGAATTGCTATAAAAACTCACAACGGATCGATATATTACTTAACTAGTGCTGATGATGCACCAGAAACGGATGCTGAAATTAATCTTGATGAAATACAATTTCTGTCAAAATTAAATCCAACTCATGCACATACATTTAGTACTGAAGAATTAGCAAAAGAATTCTGTAAAAATCTTCCCTATCCTTATAATGAAAAAGCATCTTTAATGGAAACTCCATCTAAAGAAACTATTCCTGCAGTAAGATTATATTATCGTATTGTTACAACTCGATTTAATAAAATAAATTATATTAGTAAGGATAAAAAATTTACTCAAAAAATTGAACCTCAGACAGCATCGTTTACTAAATTAGAAGATGCTGAAGAATTTTTTGCTTCATTGTCAAGGTTTACTCAAAAGACATCATGTATTACAGAAGTACATGATTTTGGTTCACCAGACTATAAGTTCAAAAATTACTTTATAACAAAAACTAGAGAAAAAGTAGAAGAATTTCCCTTAGCATAAATCATTCTTCAAAATATCTTTGATTATTAGGATCTTGGAGAGTACTTATCAAAGTGCTCTTTTTTTGTATTTGAGCATCTAATTGTGTTTTTGCAGTTTGATATCCATATCGTTGCAATTCATAAGATGCTCTTGCTTCTTTGATGACGTTGATTTGAACAATTACAGCATCTCTTTCTGCACGATAAGTTGTCAAACTGTTATTGAGTGTTGTGATTGAATTGGAGTATCCTACACAATCACCAACAATAGGTGTAGCAAATCCAGCATAAGTTCCGATAGAAACTTGTGTCACTGCATCATAAGTTCCAACACCAACAGTATTTGTAGAAAGTTCTTGAGTACTTTTAGAAAATGGATTTGGTGCTGTAAATGCCCAGGAATGTAAGATAACTCTATCTTCATCAACATTCACAACTGCTACAGATGTTGTTCCGCATCCAATAACGTTTGCTTGTTGCCCTAAAACAAGAATTTGATTTTGTATAGTTTTGATTTGATTATTGATTTCTAAAATTCTTCTATCTAATCCCTTTGTTGCAGGGTCAAACCGATTGATTTGATCATTGATACCTTCAATGACATATTCGGGATCTGCATCATCTGACGTTCTTATTTCAATTCCTGAAATAACTTGATCAAGTTGCTCTTTTTGTTGACTATCTTGAGCAACTGCTTTTTTATATGATGAAATCAAATATTCTGTCTTTGGACCACTTGCCATAGTATAAATACAATGAAGAACGGTGTCTCAGTATTTATAGGTAATGCCACTAAGTAGACTGGAAAATTTTCTCAAGAACGTTCAGGGAAATGTAATATACGTCAATCCCGAAGAACTTGACGCAACAGACGATATCAGCAATACTGGTAATTCAAGAGCACGTCCTTTCAAGACTATTCAACGTGCTCTTTTAGAAAGTGCTAGGTTCTCCTATCAAATAGGACAAAATAATGATCGCTTTGATAAAACCACGATCATGGTTTCTCCTGGCGTACATTATATTGATAATAGACCAGGACTTGCAATTGATACTAGCGGTAACCTAACAGATGCAAATGGTTCTGCAGCATCAATCAATCAGTTTTCTGTAGGCACTAATTTTGATATTCAAGATCCAGATAACGTATTATATCTCTTCAACTCAATTCATGGTGGTGTAATTTTACCTCGTGGTACTTCTATTATTGGATCAGATCTCAGAAAGACAAAGATCAGACCAAAGTATGTTCCTCAACCAAATAATGATAATATTCCAAGATCTGCAGTTTTTAGAGTAACTGGTGG